TAATACAACAAGTATTATCTAGACTTGTTCCCGATGGGGTATTCTTGGATGCGGACGGCATTGCTGAAGTGGATTTAGGTAATGGAACAAATTATAATCCGCAAGAAGCATTGAATATGTATTTTCAAACTGGTAGTGTTATTGGTAGATCAATGACACAAGACGGTGAATTTAATAATGGTAGAGTACCTATTCAAGAATTAAGAGCATCTGGAGGTAATACAAAAATTGCAAGCTTAATTCAGTCTTACAATTATTATTTACAAATGATGCGAGATGTAACTGGCCTTAATGAAGCAAGAGACGGTAGTATGCCAGATCAAAAATCATTAGTAGGTTTACAAAAATTAGCAGCAGCTAATAGTAATACAGCCACAAGACATATATTACAAGGAGGATTATATCTTACATTAAAAACTGCAGAAGCAGTTTCACTTAGAATATCAGATGTTTTAGAATTTTCAAATACTAAAAGATCTTTTATTCAATCATTAGGAAGATTTAATATTGGTGCAATGGAAGAATTATATAGTCTGCATTTGCATGATTTTGGAATATTTTTAGAGTTAACGCCTGACGATGAAGAAAAACAATTGCTTGAAAATAATATTCAAATGGCAATTACTCAAAAACAAATTGAACTTGAAGACGCTATTGATGTTCGTGAAATTAAAAATTTAAAATTAGCTAATCAATTATTAAAGCTAAGAAGAAAAAGAAAAGAAGAAAGAGATCGAGCTCAGCAACTAGAAAACATTCAAGCACAATCACAAGCTAATGCTCAATCAGCACAGGCGTCTGCACAAGCTGACATGCAAAAACAAGCGGCAATTACAGAAAGTAAAGTACAAATTGCTAATGCACAAAGTAAGTTTGATATACAAAAAATGGAAACTGAAGCAGCTATTAAAAAAGAATTAATGGAATATGAGTTTAAATTAAATATGCAGCTTAAACAAGTTGAATCAGATGTAATTAAAAATAAAGAAAAGTATAAGGAAGATAGGAAAGATGACAGGACAAAAATACAAGCTAGTCAACAAAGTGAATTAATAGAACAAAGAAAAAATAATACACCACCTAAAGATTTTGAATCGGCTGGCTTTGATACCTTAGGTGGATTTGGATTAGAACAATTTGATCCAAGATAACCTTTTAAAAAATAATAACTATGGGAATGAGAGGCAAAGACTTTCCGGAAAACGTTGTAGGGTCTGTTTTTACAACCGCAAGTAGCGACGCTATAATTCCACCTACAAATCATATATTTGTTGCATTTACTGTTTTAGCAGCAGCAACATTTGATGCTAGTGGTGGCTTAATAGCAGAATCAGCAACTCAGTTTGCTAATACTCAAGACGCAGCTGGCGATTTAGCCGCAGGATCTGAAACAAATAATGAAGGATCAGGTGGTGTACAAATTACAAATTCTAATGCATCGTTTCCTGCAGGCGTAACTATTCACGGTAGATATACTGAAATGGACGTTGCAGGTGGAAGCATTATTGCGTATTACGCAAGAAAATAAATAATTTTAAATAATCATATAATATTTTATCATGGCAGAAGAAGTAAAAGTAACAGCGTTAGACGCTGAGCCAAAAACTATGGCTGAAAAAGAAGAAACGGTAGCAGAGAACGCCGGTATGCCCATTGACAAAGATGGTGTATACAAATTAGATCTCAATAAGTTTAACGAAGAAAATAAACAAGAAGATGCCGTTCAAGAGCAAAGCACAGATGAGGTTCCTGTACAAGATGCACCCGCAGATAGCGAAAAAGTGGTCGAAGAAGTACAAGCAGAAACAAAAGAACCTGCCGGAGAGAGCGATGCAGATGTGCAAGAAACACCGATAATAGAGGAAATAACCGATGAAACCAATGAAACAAATACAACTGACGAGACAGGAGTGGATGGAAGCGCTGAAGCTGCCGACCCCGCACCGGAACAAGAAGAAGTATTACAGAAAACAGAAACACAAGAACCAGTAGATCTACCTGAAAATATACAAGACCTTGTAGATTTCATGAATGAGACTGGTGGAACATTAGAAGATTATGTAAAATTAAATGCAGATTATTCTAATACAGATGACAATACTCTTTTGGTTGAGTATTATAAAAAAACCAAACCACATTTAAGTTATGACGAAATTGCTTTTTTAATGGAAGATAAATTTTCTATTGATGAAGAATTAGACACAGACAAAGATGTAAAAAGAAAAAAATTAGCTCTTAAGGAGGAGGTTGCAAATGCCAAAAACTTTTTGACATCGCAAAAGGATCAATATTATAAAGAAGTCAAGTTGGGTTCTAAATTATTACCTGAGCAGCAAAAAGCAATTGATTTTTTCAACCGCTATAATGACGAGCAAAAATCAGCTGAAGAATTATTGCAGAAGCAAACATCACATTACAACAGTGAAACTAATAAAGTTTTTAATAGTGAATTTAAAGGTTTTAACTTCAAAGTAGGGGACAAAAGATACAGGTTCAATGTTAGTGATGTAAATAAAGTAAAAGAAAACCAAAGTGATTTATTAAATGTTTTTAATAAATATGTTACAGAAGATAAACTTCTTACTAACGCACAGGATTTCCATAAATCTTTATTTGCCGCTTCTAACCCAGACGCTATAGCTAATCATTTTTATGATCAAGGCAAAGCCGATGCTATAAAACAAATGACTGCAGAAGCTAAGAACATTAACATGGATCCTAGAAAAACTGCAGACGGTGTTGTTGAAGCCGGCGGAGTTAAAGTTAGAGCATTAACAGGGGATAATAGTTCCAAGCTAAAGTTAAAACTCAAAAACTATTAAAAATTAATTAAAAATGGCAAATGTATCATTTTCGTTACCTAGTGAATTAACTCCTTACGCGAGTAAAGTTGCTAGTTATTCGAATTATTTAAACTTTCACTCTGGAGATGGAACTCCGGTAACTGACTGGGCACAACAGTATTTACCTGAGCTTTATAACCAAGAGGTGGAGAGATATGGAAACAGATCTATATCATCGTTTTTAAGAATGGTAGGTGCTGAAATGCCTATGGCATCTGATCAAGTTATTTGGTCTGAGCAAGGTAGATTACACTTAGCATACGAAGGCGCTGCTGTTACTGACGCAGGTGTTATCACTATCGCAGGTGGTGGTACTCACGCAGTAAGAGTCGGTCAAACGATTGTATTATCTGATAACCAAGCTTCTCCTACAATTATTAAAGCGTATGTATCTGCAGTTGCGGCTGACAATACTACGTTAACTGTACTACCTTATGTAGGTGGTGCAACTGTTGGTGCTGTATCTGGATTTGACACAGCAACTGATAGCGGATCAAACACATGTTCGTTCTTCGTTTATGGTTCTGAATTCAAAAAAGGTGATAGCGCTATGTCTGGTGCTGTTAAACCTGAATTTGAATCTTTCACAAATAAACCAATTATTTTGAAAGACAAATTTGAAGTATTCGGTTCTGACGCTGCGCAAATTGGCTGGGTAGAAGTATCTGGTGAAGCTGGGCAAGGTGGTTACTTATGGTATTTAAAAGCTGAAGGTGACACAAGAGTAAGATTTGAAGATTATTTAGAAACAGCTTTAGTTGAAGCGGTTAAAGGTGATAGTAATACTACAATTGATACTGAAATGGGTGGCTCTAATGGAGACGCTGTCGGTACAGAAGGTTTATTTTCAGCAATTGAAAATAGAGGTATTGTAGCTACTGGTGCTTATGACGCAATCAATGACGTTATTTCTGACTTTGATTTAATTCTTAAAGAATTAGATAAGCAAGGATCAATCGAAGAAAATATGTTATTCTTAGATAGAGATTCAAACTTAAAAGTTGATGATGCTCTTGGTGCGGTTAACGCAGCAAATGCAGGTCAATCATCTTTTGGTGTATTTGAAAACTCTGAAGATATGGCGTTAAATTTAGGTTTCAACGGATTTAGAAGAGGTTCTTATGACTTCTATAAAACTGACTGGAAATATCTTAACAACAAATCTACAAGAGGATTATTCAATGATATCAAAGGTGTATTAGTACCAGCTGGAACATCTTCAGTATACGACCAAATTCTTGGAAACAACATTAGAAGACCTTTCTTACACGTAAGATATAGAGCTTCTGAAGCTGATGACAGAAGAATGAAGTCATGGATTACAGGTTCTGTTGGTGGAGCTGCTACATCTGGCGATGATAAAATGGAAGTACATTATTTATCAGAAAGATGTTTAGTAACTCAAGCTGCTAACAACTTCGTATTATTCAAGTAAGATTATTTTAAAAGTGTTGGGCGCTTCGGCGCTCAGCCCTTTTATTTAACATTTTTATTATATTATATTATGGCAAAAAAACAAAAAGCAGAGGTGGCTGTTGAGGAACCTGTAGTGGTTGCCCCACCAAAACAAAAAGAAGAGCCCAAGAAAAAAAATACTTGGGAATATAAAGATAGACAATATTATTTATTAAGTGAAAAAGCACCTGTTGTATTTATTTTAAAATCAAAAGGTATAATGTGGTTTGATGAAAGCGTAGGATATGAAAGAGAAATCAAATATACATTAAATCAAAAAACACCTTTTGTTGATGAATTTAAAGGTGATTCAAGATTAGATCATATTATTTTTAGAGACGGTGTTTTAAATGTACCAAAAGAAAGAGTTATTTTACAACAAATACTTTCAATATATCACCCAGATTTAAATGGATTATATGCAGAAGTTGATAATGAAGCAGCGGCTCAATCAGATTTAGAAGATTTAAACTTAGAGTTTGAAGCAATGCAAGCAGCAATGACAATAGATATTGATCATGCAGAAGCAATTGTAAGAACAGAAAGAGGATCTAAAGTATCTAAAATGAGCTCTCAAGAAATTAAAAGAGATCTATTCTTAATGGCTAAACAACAACCTGAGTTATTTTTAGAATTAGCTAATGATGAAAATATTAGTATTAGAAATTTAGGTATTAAAGCTGTTGAAATGGGATTAATTATTCTTTCAAGTGATCAAAGAACATTTTTATGGAATAATGGTAGAAAATTATTTACAGTTCCATTTGATGAAAATCCATATTCAGCTTTAACATCTTGGTTTAAAACTGATGAAGGAGTTGAAGTCTATCAAGTAGTAGAAAAGAAACTTAAATAGTTTGTTTATAGTGGTTAGGCCGCTATAAGCGGCTTAATCATTATATAAAAATATTATGGCAATATCAGTTGATAAAGTATATAAAACAGTATTATCAATATTAAATAAAGAATCGAGAGGTTTTTTAACACCGGATGAATTTGAAAGAATAGGTTCACAAGTTCAACTTGATATACTAGATCAAAATTTTCACGATTATAATAAAGCGGTTATAAAGGCATCTGCAGGTAGAGCTGTAGAAGATTACGGTAATATACCTGAAAAAATTCAACATAAGATTGATCCGTTTTTTGCACAAGCTGATATTACATTAACAAATGGTATTGGCACTTTACCTACCGACGTATATAAAACAATTAATATTAGTATAACTAATAAAACTATTCAATTAGAAAAAGTAAATAAAAGTAAATTATCATATTTACTATCTTCACCTTTAACAAAACCTACAACATCATTTCCTGTATATTATCAGAGAGCAACAGATATTATTGTTGAACCTGCTTTATCAGATGGTAGTTGGACGTTAGGTAATTTACTTATTGAATATATAAAAACACCAGATGACGTAAACTGGAATCATACTGTAAGCGCTTCAACAGGAGCATTAACAGCTACAGATCCTATGACGGATTTTACATTACACGAGTCGGATAGAGTACAATTAATATTAGGTATATTAAAATATGCTGGATTAGTAATAGAGGACCCTGCGGTAATACAAGCTGCTAGCGGTGAAGAAACAAAATTAATACAACTAGAACAATAATAAATGGGACTTATAACACAAACACAAGAAGCTTATTACAACAGGACCCAAACTTTTACAGGTGATGGTTCAGACAGAACATTTGATTTATTAACTAGTTCATTTACAACATTACCTACTGCTGCATCACAATTTCAAATATCTGTAAGTGGTAAATTAATAAATACAGCTAATTATAGTTATAGCTCTCCAACAATTACATTTTCAGGCAATACAAATAATACAGACGTATTAGAATCAAATGGAGCACCCAAAACAGGTTTAAGTATAGTTGTAACTCAAACCGATAAAGCAGAAAAACACGGGCAATACAGATATATATCTTTAACAGATATTATAAATAATTATATGATAGCTTTTGTAGGTGAAGGTAAATTAATACCAACATGCAAAAGAACAGATATATTATTTCATGCTAAAAGAGGTATACAAGAATTTAGTTATGATATTTCACGAGTTGAAAAAATACAAGAAGTTGAAGTTGGAAATACTTTATCTATTCCTTTCCCTCAAGATTATGTAAATTATGTTCGTTTATCAAGGGTTGATGATGCCGGTATTGAACACATACTAACGCCAGCAAGATATACATCTAGACCTTCTGAGTCTATATTCT